TGATTCAGCAAGTGAGGTAGTACGTGCTGTTGAGGGCTGGTCAGTATTCGGTACTGATAACACTAATGGTACTGGTGATGACATGGACTTGTACAACTCTGCTAACGTATTGGATGAGGCTATACGCAATCGCTTTGATATCTTCCACACTGTACCCTACATGGCTGAGACAGAAGAGAGGGAATTGATTAAGCATCTCTCCCCCTCCCTTGAAGAGTCACTCGTAAAGAAACTCGCCAAGGCATCTGCTATGTTCCACAAGGGTTATGCTGACCGTAGTATTACCTCGGCATTCTCTATCCGTAACCTGAAGGCAGTGCTTAAGTTGCACAGCGCAGGTTGCTCACTAGGTCAGGCTTTGACCTACAACTTTGTAACTAGGGTGAGTGATACAGACCGCCCTGATGTACAAGAAACTATTCGTTCAATCTTTGGGAGTGAAATATAATGTTACTATCTGATGCAGCAATGGACTCGGTTATCTCTGGTCGTTCTTTGAAAGAAACTTTGAAAGACTTATGGGATGAACCAACAGGATGTACAGAGTTCTTGGATACTGTGTGTGACCAGCTAGCTATCTTCCGTACTCATCAAGAGGCGATGATTACGTTGGAGGTTATGACTGGTGATGAGGCTAAGGACTTCCGTAAGCGCGCTAACAACGTCTGTAACGACATTGGGAGACAGGTTAGGGGGTTGACAGAGGGTGAGTTTACTATCAAGTGTGTGAGCCGTAAGGACGGTCACAAGTATGAGGCTGTATCCCCTACTCCTCGTTCAAAGGTTACAGCGGGGCCTATCTTTCCTGCTACTCCTGCTCCTGAAATTGAGACGTACAGTGCTGAAGATGTGGTTAACTACCACGACAATAAGTGTACGAATGCTCCTATGGATGTGCTTAATAAGCTCCTAGATATTCATGGAGACGATACGTTTAAGGACTTATTGATTAGTGTTGTATCTGAAAGGGGTTGACAAGTGCTGGTAAATATGTTACCATAATTATAACAAAGTAAATAAACAAACCTACTATTATCATTTATGTTTGTGTAAGCATCTCTCATGAACATAACCAAACAAAAGGAATATACTATGTCTAATATCAATAAGCCTTATTCAGGTCGATGTATCTCTTGTAACCGAGAACACTACAGTCACCTTAACAAACAGACAGGTCTCCCAGAAGATATGTGTCCCAAGTGTAGGGATGTTGTCACCTTTGCCGAGATGACAGCAGACTGGGAAACGCCAGAGCACAACGATGACGAGAGTGTCATTGATGATCTCTGTCACATACATGGTGTAGAGCGAGCCATTAACAACCCACGCCCTGAGTCGTATAACTTCGATGATATGGACGGTGTAGACTTTCAACAGGAGTACCTTCCACATGAATACAACTGATCTAGGAACAGAATGGGATGTGTCTTGGTCACCAGACCTGAGCAAGGATGTTATCTTTCTAGACAAAGGAGATGACGCAGTATATCTGACTAAATCAGACTTACTACAGATGTTGGAGTTCCTCGATGAGTGAGTTCAAGAGTGATTATTACGAATACTCTACTGAATGGGGATGGGAGTATGAAGCGTGGGCGGAGGCTAAGATAGCCAAGCTACAGGCAGAGGTAAAACTACAGTCTGACAGTGCTGACCACTGGGAAGATGAGGCTATGAACCACATGAGCCAAGCAGCCAAGCTAAAGGCAGATATGCAGCGGATATACGATAGCTGTTGCGACGTAGACCTGATTATCGACATAGCTGGCGCGGCAGTGGAGGGGAATGATGAGTAGAGCACCTTGCCCTAAGTGTAGGGATGAAGGTAAAGACAGGTCAGGAGATAACATGTACGTCTACGGTGACGGTCATGGCTTCTGTCATTCATGTAAGACGAGATTCAATCCGTCAGAAATTAAGGGAGGTAAGCCTATGAGCTATGAGAAACGATCAACGCTAACATTGGAGCAGGTAGAGACTTACCCTCTCGCCTATGATAAGACAAGAGGTTACTCCAAGGAAGTAGCAGAACACTTCGGTATACGTGGTAGCGTGGACACAACAACAGGTGTTGTCGATACTATCTACTACCCCTACCGTAGCCCTGACAGTGGCGCTATCGAAGGCTACAAGGTACGTAGGATGCCTAAGGAGTTCCGCCCTAGCGTAGGTAAGATAGGTAAGAGCTTCTTTGGTATGGAGCAGGCAGTTAAGCCTAGGCCCTATCTGCTACTCACTGAGGGTGAAGAGGATTGCATGGCAGCAACTGAGATGGTGTTGGCTAACAAGGCATTCGATGTCATGTCACTACCTAACGGGGCAAGCATGTGTGCTGCTATCTCTGATTCCACAGACTTACTGATGAAGTACAAGCGAGTGTATCTATGTCTTGACCCGGATAAGCCCGGACGCATTGCAACGGAGGAGATAGCCGACTTCGTTGCCCCACTCACTACGGTTAAGATCGTTGAGTGTGACCCTGCTGTAGGTGATGCAGGTGACTACCTTGCGTCAGGTAATGCCAAGATGTTCATCAAGATACTCAAGGCTGCTAAAGAATACACTCCAGAGGGTGTCATCAATGGCATGGACATTGACCTAGCCTCCTTACTCAAGCCTCTCCCTGAAGGTTACCCTGTACCCTTTGAAGGATTGAATGAGAAGCTACACGGTGTACGTAAGGCTGAGATTGTCACAGTATGTGCTGGCTCTGGTGTTGGTAAGTCTACCATGACCAAGGAGTTAGCTTGCTCTCTGATTGACCAAGGGTTGAAGGTAGCCATCGTTGCATTAGAAGACCAAATGGAAGTAGCTGCTCAATCCTTGCTAGCTATTGCCATGAACATCCCATTGAACAAGTTCCGATTCCATCCACCTACTGAGGCAGAGGTTGAGCCTTACTACAAGAAATACATAGCGAGTGGTAACGTATACTTCTACAAACACTTCGCTGGTATCAACGCCCCATCGCTGATGAACAAGCTGTACTACTATGCTAAGTCAGAGGCCGTGGACTTTATTATACTTGACCACTTAAGCATGGTGATTTCAGCAACAGAAAGTAACAACGAACGCAAAGATATTGACACACTCATGACAAACCTAGCCAAGATGGTAGTAGAGACAGGGGTAGGTCTTATCCAAGTGGTTCACCTCAAGCGTTCCGGTGGCGATAAGTCTTTCGCCAAAGGAGGTGAGGTGGAATTGACAGACCTACGTGGCTCTGCGGCCTTGGAGCAGATGAGCTGGACTGTCATTGGAATGGAACGCGACCAACAAGGTGAGGACAGTGACTTCTCTAAGGTAAGGGTACTGAAGAATCGTACCTTTGGTTTTACAGGGATAGCTGACACACTTAAATTCGACACTGTGACTGGTAGGCTTAAGTCTGTACCCCCGACTTCGCTACGTCCTGTTGACGGTGATGCAATAGGAGAGGTAGCGTGATATGTTTAAGAGATGCGCACTAGACATTGAAACCACAATGAACCATAAGACAGTTCGCCTAGTCGGTATTAGATGTATCGATACTGGTTCAGTTGCTATGTGGACTCCGTACACAGTAGCATTAGGTCTCGATGAGTTCTTGGAAGATATGGAAGAAGTGTGGACGTGGAACGGTGCAAGGTTTGACTTCCCTGTACTGGAGAAAGTGTTAGGCTACAAGCTCGACCAGAAGAAGGTTAAGCACGTAGACCTAATGCTTATGGCTAAGATGGTAGACCCTGAAGCAACGTCGTACAGTCTCGACAACTACAGTAGAGGTGTGCTATTGCTTAAGGAAGAGGAAACTAAGATGGAGATTGATTACGACAAAGCATCTCTCACCGATCTTTCTGTCTACCTTAAGCGTGACTTAGAACTTACCACAAAGGTAGGTTTTAATTTACAAGCCAACACTATCTACGTAAAGAACAAGGAAGGGTTCGATAGGGCTATGTCACTTGAGACCCGGATTGCTAAGTCTGTGCAAGCACAGGTTGACAAGGGTATTGCCTTCGACAAACACCTTGCGGCTAAGACACTCAACGACTTAAGGGTTCGTATCTCTCGCTTAGAGGATGACATCAACATGGAGCTGCCTGAAGTACCTATGACAGCTACTGAGATTAAGTACCCGCCTAAGGTACAGTTCAAGAAGGATGGGACTCCATCTGCTAATATTCTGAAGTACTTGAAAGCTCATGGCTGGATAGTCGAGACTACCTTAGACGGCAAGTGGCGCGCTGTCAGTAAGTCTGCTGACATCAGACCTTTACCTCTTGTATCACCTCTTGTTACACACAGCAAGCTGATGATACATCAGGAGGCTAAACTTAAGGACTATTTCCTAAGAATAGGGTGGAAGCCCACCATGTACAACGCTAACCCTGAAGGGAAACAAACCAGTCCTCGCATAGCTGACAGGCTTACTAAGGAAATCTGCCCTAATCTGCTACGCTTGAAGCTAGGTTGGATCGATGACTACATGACCTACCGTAGCCTGAAGAACAGGCGTAACGTCTTGTCTTCACCTAACGGCACAGGGTGGATACCACAGGCAACGCGACGAGGAGGTTACATACCATCCGATGCAGATACACTTGGCGCTAACACCGCTAGGTTCACTCACAGGATAGTGGCTAACGTACCTCGACCTTCTTCACTCATGGGTAAGGAGTTCCGCTCTTTGTTCAGGGCTAGGGAAGGTAAGGTATGGGTAGGCTGGGATGCTGACTCACTGGAAGCGAACATGGAAGGACACTACGTCTACCCGTTCGACCCAGAGTATGTGAGGGAGCTGATTGACGGGGATGTCCACACTAAGAACATGGCTCTTAACCCGTGGCTTCCTAACCGTGATGAGGCTAAGCGTTTCAAGTATGGCGTAACCTACGGACAGCAATGGAAGGGCATGGGTAAGACCTTCGGCCTCTCTGATGCTGAAGCTAAACGTAACTTCGATCAGTTCTGGGCTAACGCTCCGGGCTTGTCTGCTGCTCGTGAGGCTGCTCAAGAAGAGTATGCTCGAACAGGTGGTTGGATCACAGGTCTGGATGGCAGACTTATTAAAGGTAGATCACCTCACTCAATCCTGAACGCTAGGTTTCAGAGTGCTGGTGCTATCGTTATGAAGTATGCTGCTGTGTTAGCTGAGGCTCGCATTCGTTCTGAGATAGGCTATTCCGCTTATCCTCTTGTCAGATACCATGACGAAGAGATATACGAATGTGCTCCACACGATGCTGAAGCTGTTGCAGCTATCGGTGAGTGGTCTGTTAAGAGAGCAGGTGAGGTGTTGAAACTTAACGTCCCCTTATCTGCTTCCGCAAAGATTGGTAATAATTGGTTGGAGGTGCATTAATGCTTGACATGTAACTAGGTACGTGGTACAATTATATATAGAATGAAAACTTAAACTTAAAAGAGGAAATAAACTATGCCAACAATTCAAGGTAAAGTCGAGAGTAAGTCTCGCAAAGGTAACTCAATCAAGATTGATGGTGATTGGTACGGTACGTTCAGTCCTGCTGACCTTAGTCACGTTGAGTGGAAGGATGAGGTTAAGTTCTCATGGGAGGCTAAAGGTGAGTATAAGAACATTAAAGGCCCAGTGGTTGTTACGGGTGCCGACTCCGGCGCTGGAGGTTCAGCTCCTTCTAAGTCC